GTCGTTCAATCTCATGGAATTCCGAGAGCAGTGGTGTGGAGAATCCTTATATCAAGAATCCTCTGGGCTTTAGACCAGTCGTTCTGATGGTCGAACAGCTTCAGCGTATTCCGGATCATACATCAACCGGGCTTCATGTTCGGAGATTATGCTCTTAATTTCTTCGTGACATAGACCCCCGTAGTTCGAGAATGTCGTTTGGTTGCTTCGGTAATTAAACCTCGGTGCCATCCCTTCATCTCTTGTCTCGGGTGTGTCTTTCATTGTCACAATGAGCTCCTGAACCTCCTCCATCCATCTTAGTAACGTTTTCCTCACCTCGCTGTCAGACTTACGAAAAGTCCGATTCAGACTGGTGAGTAAGGTCTTCATCTGGAGATACTCTTTCATGAGTAGATTCCGATCGTGGATCCACGACGTTACATCCCTGATGGTCTTGACCTTCACATTTAACCCCTCTCTCTTCTTTTGCATGGTTTTTCCTTCTTAACCGATAGAATTTCCTTACTCGGCCGAGGCGGAGCCACTGCTCATATTGTACCAAAACAGAGGGCCCAACTTTCTCATTGACCAAGCTCGGTGAACGGGGTAATTCTCCCCGGGAACTCAGGAATTGAGTGAAAATAGACGGATCTCCTTGAAAATTTCGGAGACCTACTCGATCCATAGCTTGTGAAACCTTCTTGTCGAAGGCATTTTGGATCTTGAGTAAGTAATGTGTACTCAGAACAGATCCGAAAGGGATATGGTTTTTAAGCCATTGAAAGAAGCGCAAATAGCGCTCCATCCGCGGGATCTTAACTTCCACAAGTTCTTCTGTGGCAGCAATAGATGCAACGAGGTCAGTAACACCATGACCTAAACCAAGAGGAGGTTGTAACCAATGAACAAATTGGTACACCCTCTTCTGTCGAGGTGACAATCGGGAAAGATATCTCTTCCCGAAATTTTCCATAAGTTTCAGGAAATTATTGTCATCAAAGTTTTTCCATTTAAAACAATGGAACGTGGCATCAGCATAAATTGCTGTTCCGGCAAATTCACAAATTTTATTGCTGGAAATAGTTTTAGATTCAGAGATCGGTACACTCCACCTATCCATCAAATTACGATAGGCAAGGTAAACCTCGTCGTCCCAGATGACAACATCATCACCCAGAACAGCAAAGCAATCCTTACCCCCACTCAACTGGTGGATCAATACACCATGAGAGAGGCCAAAGGCTGGGAAACTAGGCCGAAGACCCATTGGCTGTCCTTTCTGCCATTGGTATTCATTCCCGTTGTAAGACCAGCTTGATCGGGATAGGGTCTCAAATAAACCAATCATGAGATTCCAACCGCAATCACCTGGACAAAGCTGCTCTAATACTTTGAGCTGCCAAGATAATGGGAATTGATCGGTCGCGGACGACAGATCCACCGAATGGAGGGTCTTCCCTTCTGCAAGTAATTTCTGCAGGAGGGGTTTGGCTTTCTCCTGTGCATGTGTATAATCCCAAGGTATTTGCTCAAGAAGTGAATACAACCTCCTTGACATGGGCTCTAACACGTGCTGATGTAATCGGAAGGGCGATGCAATCCATCGTATCTTCCAACCGCCGTCTTTATTCAAGGGGACCAATTTACCCCCTAGCGGTGTGGGATTGCCCATCGGGTTAGAAAAGCTCGGGCACCACCATGGTGGCCGTTCAAGATATCCTTCAAGAGCTGGACCGTAAAAGCTCCAGTACTTCTGAAGGGTCCGATGACTCCTAGAATGATCAATGATCTCAAGTTCTTTTTCATAGCAACTTGATTGTACCACCGATCGCCCCGAATAAACAGGGGCTTTCACTTTAGGAGATCCCTCATACATCACGAAGCTGGGAATTTCAGAACAAAACCCTGTAAAAGGGTCCAGCTCCACAGGAGAAACTTTCATCCAATTAGGTAGAGTGCATTCTGGTAATTCACAGACACACTCGGATGAAAGGTTCTTGATCATAGCTTGTATGTGCTGTTCAGTTGGAGTTACGGGTTTCAAAGCAGTATAACACCCGAGGCAATTCAGTATCATATTGAACTGCCTTTTCCCCTTCTGAGAGACCCTGAGCATATAACCAAGGACTCCATACCAAGTACCTCGTCTGTTCTTTCTAACGGGGTATAACAGGGGGAGTCCAGCTCGGGATCGCAGCAAATCGACCTTCAGTGCTTTTAAACGACTGACTGTCCAAGCTGGTCCTGAACATGCAACCCATTTATTGACAAGCAAATCAAACTGCTTCGCTTGCAATTTGGGTAAGCCATAAGACTGACACCGACTCGCAATCGTGTGATTGATGGACCAGAATTTTGGTCTCATAGTTTAGTCTCC